AAGGCCATGGAAGTAGGAGATACTAACGCTGTTGTTGAGGCGCAACGTAAAATCACTTCTCTAGCAATAGAGAATGACCGAGCGCAGCAGGCTAAACAACAACAGGAGCGGTTGGCTAAACAAGTAGAAGAGCAGCCGCAAGTGCAACAGCAGCAAGTGCAACAACCGGCTCGAAAACCGTCCCCCAAGGCGGAAGCATGGGCCTCAAAGAATAACTGGTTTGGTCAGGATGAAGCCATGACGTATGCGGCTTTTGGTATTCATAAAAAATTAATTGAGGAAGAAGGGTTTGACCCGAACTCCGATGAGTACTATACTGAACTGGATAGACGAGTGCAGACAGAATTTCCGCATAAGTTTAACGGAGGAAGCAAGCGACCCGCTCAGACGGTAGCTTCCGTATCCCGCACAACTTCTGGGCGCAGTAGTAATAAAAAGGTTAGACTCACCCCTAGCCAAGTTGCAATAGCTAAAAAATTGGGTGTGCCACTTGAAGAATACGCGAAATACGTGAAGGAGTAAGTAAAATGGCTGAAGAACAAAATGATATGTTTGAAAACACTGTGAAGCGAACTTCTCGCGCTGAACAATCTAGGGAGAAAACGGTTAGGCGTAAACCATGGGCTCCCCCATCTATGTTAGACGCACCCGCTGCGCCTGATGGATTTAAGCATCGTTGGATTAGGGCTGAAACCCGTGGGTTCAATGATACTAAAAACATTAGTGCAAAAATGAGAGAGGGTTGGGAGCTTGTCCGTAAGGATGAGTATCCAGATTTTGAAGCCCCTGTTGTTGAATCAGGAAAATATGAGGGTGTTTTTGGTGTAGGAGGATTGCTTCTTGCTCGCATACCTGTAGAAACCGTTCAGGAGAGAACAGAGTATTTCACTAAAAGAAATGCCGATCAAATGACCGCTGTAGATCAGGATATGATGAGAGAGAACGCACATTCAAGCATGACAATCAGTAAACCTGATCGTCAGTCTCGCGTGACCTTTGGAGGTTCACAGAAATGAAACTTTTTTTAATAGGAGGCCCAAATGGCTAATAGTCTTACTGGAGGTTATGGTTTACGTCCTATTGGAATGACAGGTGCCGGTTACAATTCTACTGGTACAACTACCTATGAGATTGCATCTAATAATACTAATGCGATTTACCAAGGTGGTATTGTAATTCCAACAGCGGCGGGAGTCATTACTATAACAGATCAGGCTGTTGCTCCCCTTGGTGTTTTTTACGGTTGTGAATTTGTCGATTCTGGTACAAAGAAAACAACTTTCAAAAACTTCTGGCCGGGAAGTAACAACGTAAGCGTCGATACAAACTTTCCTATCAAGGCGTTTGTATATGACAATCCGATGCAGCTATATAGTGTAGTTGCTGATGGAACAAACACAGATCGAGCGACCGCTCTCGCTGATGTTTTTGCTAACTGTGATATGGCAAGTGTAAACAGTGGTTCTACTAACACAGGTAGAGCCAGTGATATGCTTGACATAAGTACAGCCGCAACAACCGCAAATTTAGATGTTCGTATTGTTGGTCTTTATGAAGACGAAGGCAATACTGATTATTCTGCTGTTGGACATCAGTACATAGTGCGATTAAACGCTCCATTCAACTCTGGTTTTGCTGCTGCCGTAGGCACCGCAGCGAATACCGGTATATAAGGAGGTTAAGTCATGTCTGCAATTAGTAGAGCCCAACTAGCAAAAGAGCTAGAACCCGGACTTAATGCCTTATTTGGTCTTGAGTACGATAGATACGACAATGAGCACGCAGAGTTCTTCGACGAAGAGTCTTCAGATAGAGCGTTTGAAGAGGAAGTGATGCTTGCAGGTTTCAGTACAGCGCCAACAAAGCAAGAAGGAAGCACTGTTTCCTTTGACTCAGCGCAAGAAACTTTCACAGCACGCTATACTCACGAAACAATCGCTTTGGCTTTCGCTATTACTGAGGAAGCTATTGAGGATAATCTGTATGACAGGTTAGCGTCACGTTACACAAAAGCTTTGGCTAGATCCATGGCTCAGACAAAGCAGATTAAAGCTGCTTCTATTCTGAACAATGCGTTTAGCACAAGTAACCCTGTAGGTGATGGTGCTGCTCTTTGCTCATCTTCACACCCATCTTTAAACGGTAATCAAAGAAACCTTCTTTCTGTGGCGGCTGATTTGAACGAAACATCGCTCGAGCAAATGCTTATAGATATAGCAGGTTTCACCGATGAAAGAGGGCTAAAGATAGCTGTTAGAGGTATGAAGCTAATCATACCCAAAGAGCTTCAGTTTATTGCTGAAAGAGTTATTAACTCTAATCTTAGGTCTGGAACTGCCGATAACGATGCAAACGCTATCAATAATATGGGTATGCTACCACAAGGCGCGGTAGTTAACCATTTCTTGACGGATACGGATGCGTTCTTTATCAAAACAGATGCACCTAATGGCTTTAAATACTTTAATCGTGCACCGATTAAAACAGCTATGGAAGGTGACTTTGACACCGGCAATATGAGATTCAAGGCTAGAGAGCGTTATAGCTTTGGCGTTTCAGATTGGCGTTGCGTGTTCGGTACGCCGGGCGCATAATATTTCCTTAAAACCTAAATAATTGAGGGCGGCTCTTGTCGCCCTCTTTTTTTTGTGTATACTTAAACTACCTTGACAGTCACATGGTGTGGCTGACATTTGCCAAGACAAGGAGATAAACATGGCTAACACAACTTTTTCAGGTCCAGTACGATCTGAAGGTGGTTTCAAAACCATCAATAAAAGCACCTCTACTGGTGCTGTAACTGAAACTGGTTTTTCAGTAAATGCAACAGGTCAACTTGTATCTATGGGTACAAGAAAGATACAATCTTTCGCGGGAACCCTCGCGAGCACAAACGCTGCTGCAACAGCATACGCAGACGGTGACTGTCTTGTAGAGTTGGGAACATTAAACGTAGATGCTCCTGATGATCTAGTAACACCATCAAAGATATTTGTACACAGAGCGTTAATTGGGATTACTACAGCAGCAGGTCAAACTCTTGCGGGTAACCTAGCGTTAAGCTCTACTTCTGGAACAGCTACAAACGCAGCCGTATCAGGCACAGAGATTGTAGGTGCAGGTGTAACAGCCTTTCACGAGCAATTAAGTGCCACGCAGTCTATTACAGAGATTGATGTTAACTTCAATAACTCAGCGGGTAACTATCACATCTTCGTGCCAAATATAACGGCGGCTGTTGCCAATGTGCATCTATATGCTAGAGCCACTACAACAGTAAACGCGGATATCACAGCAGGTAGGTTTACAGTAGAGCTAGAATACTCAGTATATTAAGGAGGTCAACATGGCTGATGCAGTAGCCTCACAAACGATAATTGATGGCCCTAAACAAGTTGTAATGAAGTTCACCAACATAAGTGACGGCTCTGGCGAAAGTGCTGTAACTAAGGTTGATGTCAGTGCTTTAGCTAAAGGCACGGACGGAGCGACATGCACTGGGGTTTCTATTGAACAGATATGGTGGCAGTGCACAGGAATGCGAGTAAGTATTTTCTTTGACGCTACATCGGATGTTCTGGCGATACAACTTGGCGAGAACCAAAGTGGTCATCATAATTATACAGACTTTGGCGGTATCCCTAATAACGCGGGTAGTGGTAAAACTGGTGATATTCAGTTTACAACTGTTGGTCACGATAACACAGACACATACACTGTTATCTTAGCCATGCGTAAGAATTATGGCTGAGCGTAAGCGGGATAAACAACCACCTAAGACAAAGAAGTATTTCCGCTCCACTAAAAAGGGAGCGGGAATGACTAAAGCAGGTGTGTCTCGATATCGTCGAGAGAATCCTGGTAGTAAGTTAAAGACGGCTGTTACGAAGAAAAAGAACTTAACAGCTAAAGACAAGTCAAGACGTAAGTCTTACTGCGCTAGAAGTGCAGGTCAAATGAAGAAGTTTCCAAAGGCGGCAAAAGATCCAAACAGCCGTTTGAGACAAGCTAGAAGACGGTGGAGATGTTGATGAAAGAAGTAATAGTAGGTGTCACCACAATGGGAGTCTTTGGTGTTTTGTCTTGGATGGCAGTCACTTTAATCACTCTTGACAAAAGGACTGAGGTCATGTCCGTAAAAATTCAACAGAATAACGATATGCTAAAGCCTCTTTGGGAGGACTTTATTAGGAGGAGTGCAACGTATGGCAATAAGGAGATCAAACATGGCGAAGCAAGTGTCAAAGTCTGGAAGTAAAAAAGATGCGTGTTACCATAAGGTGAAATCTCGCTATAGGGTTTTTCCTTCAGCGTACGCTTCCGGTGCCATTGCAAAATGTAGAAAGGTTGGAGCAGCCAATTATGGAAAGTCCACAAAAAAGAAAGCTATGGGTGGAACTATAGAGGCAGATCAACCAAGAAAAAGACCTTTACCAACAGGGTATAAAAATGGTGGTAACATTATTATTGCCAGAGGCTGTGGTATGGTCGAAGGAAAGAAGAGAAAGAAAACTGTGTTGGCATAATGGCTGTTCGTAAGACAAAAAAGGGACTTGCCCTCAAGAGATGGTTTAAAGAGGACTGGAAAGATGTTCGAACAGGTAAGGCGTGTGGCAGACAAAAAGGAGAAAAGAGGGGTACTCCCTATTGCAGACCTTCTAAAAGGGTAAGCAAAAAAACCCCTAAAACGGCTTCCGAGATGACGGCTTCTGAAAAAAGAAAAAGGATATCTCAGAAGAAGAGAATTGGTCAACCTGCGGGTAAACCAAGAAGAGTGCAATCATTAAAGAGGAGAAAAACAAAATGATTCGACAAAGAAAAAAAATGGCTATGAAGAAAAAGGGCGGCCGTATTGCTATGAAGAGTAAAGGCGGTCGTATTGCTATGAAGAGTAAAGGTGGCAGAATCGCTATGAAGAAAAAGGGCGGTCGTATTGCTATGAAGAATGGTGGTGCTGCTATGACTGTAGCAGCGGCAAAGAAGTTGCTCATCAAGAACGGCTTTACAGTAACAAAGAAAAAGAAGTAATGAATGGCTTATTTACAAAGCAACATCCCACACTTCAAGTGTTGGGTGCGGAGAGAATATACTCACAATCACGAGAAATATCATGGGGAATTTCTACACGCTATGGCGATTGCAGTTACAACCATGCCGAACAGATGTTTAAGTTTTCAAATTGTTTTCACTGGATGTGAAGTAGATGATGAAGAAGACGCACAGAACGTACATGGAGGAGCGATGTGGGCAAGGATGCCTATAACAGCCTTGGCAGGAGACTTCGATTTTGAAGAGTTTCCACAGCCGATGCCTACATATCTAGCACAACCTTGGGATTGTGCCTCACATCACCATGCGGTATATACTCTTGATAGAGCAACACCATGTCCTTGGATGGCAAAAATAGGAACAGAATTTGTTCCTGCAAAGTATTTGTTTACCGTGGATTATACAGACAGCGAGATAGCAGATGACCCCGCACAGCATAAACAGAGTCATGTTTTGCAATTATTAGATGCAGATGTCTATACGGGTAATATTGTAGCCTTACCTAACAACCGTGTAAGAGTTACGCATCCTGCTTGGTTTGAAACGGGTGAAGGTCCTCCAGACTTTAAACCGTCTCAGCATATACACTACTCAAAGTCTGATCTTGATTATGTATTGGACGTTAACCAAATTTTTGATAATATGTACGCGAGTGATGAAGGGGACAAGTAAATGGCAACATCTAGCTCTAGAGATTTTGATCTTGACGTAGCTGAAATTATTGAAGAAGCCTATGAACGATGTGGTCTAGAGGTTAGGACGGGATATGATGCCAAGTCTGCTCGACGATCTCTTAATCTTATGTTTGCAGATTGGGCAAACAGAGGATTAAATTTATGGACTGTGACACAAGCGACACAGTCTTTAACCTCTGGAACAGCAACGTATACCTTTACGAACAACTTTACCGATCTTTTGGATGTGGTTATAAGGGATTCAAATAGCACAGATTTTTCTATAACAAGGATTTCTAGAAGCGAATACTTAAACATTCCTAATAAAACTTCAACGGGTCGTCCTAGTCAGTTCTTTTACGATAGGCAAGTAACTCCTACAATTAATTTGTGGCCCACACCAAATTCGTCTAATCTTACTTTGGTTTACTATTTCGTTAATAGAATACAAGATGCTGATACACTTCAGAATACAACAGATGCTCCCTTTCGTTTTCTTCCTTGTATGGTAGCGGGTTTAGCGTATTATATTTCGTTAAAGAAAGCTCCCGAAAGAACACAGCTACTAAAAGTTGTGTATGAAGAGGAGTTTCAACGAGCGGCAGATGAGGATGAAGATAGAGTATCTCTTAAATTACAACCTAGTATACAGTATTTGAGGACAACGTAATGCCTAGATACGCATCAAATAGAAGAGCTTACGGAATATCTGATAGGTCTGGTTTTCGTTATCGTCTACGAGACATGCGTATGGAATGGAACGGATTGCTTGTTGGTAAGGACGAGTACGAAGCAAAGCATCCTCAATTAGATCCTTCTAGAATCATAGCTGATCCTCAAGCATTAAGAATATCACGACCAGACACAGCAGAAGAAACAACAGCTTTTGTTGTGTATACGAACTCTGGAGACGGTATTATAGGATTTAAAATGGACACATTTGAGGCAACAGCAAGTCTTGGAACGGTGACGGTGACAACATCATGAGCTTTACATTTGCAACATTAAAGACAGCTATTCAAGATTACACAGAAAACACAGAGACGACTTTCACAAATCATCTTTCTGATTTTATAAAAGGAGCCGAAGAGCGTATATTTAAAACGGTTGATTTAGACTTCTTTAGAAAGAATGTAAGTGCTTCTACTACCTCTAGTAATAGATTTCTAGCGGTTCCTAGTGACTATCTAGCTTCTTTTAGTTTGTCCGTCACGAGTTCTAGTAATAAAAGTTTTTTATTACAAAAGGACGTAAACTATATCGAAGAGTATAATCCAAATGCGTCTACCACGGGGGTGCCACAGTATTACGCTCTGTTTGATGTAGAAAACTTTATTTTGTCACCTACACCAGATCAAGCCTATTCAGTGGAACTTCATTATTACTTTAGACCAAACAGCTTAACTGCGGGATCGGACTCTGGAACCACCTGGTTAAGTACAAACGCTCCTTTTGCTATGCTGTATGGAAGCTTGATTGAGGCGTATGTCTTTATGAAAGGTGAACCAGACGTAATGAAAATGTATAACGATAGATTTATGGAGTCGTTACTAAGATTAAAAGAGTATGGAGAGGCTCGTGAGAATGCTGATGCGTATAGAAGAGGATTACCAGAAAGGCCCAGAACATAATGCTTATGGAAATGAAAAAAGAACCGATAGTCGAGGTTCACACCTCTGACAATAGAGGGTTCACTCCAGAAGAGATAGCCAAAAGATGTGTGGATAAAATAGTGGAGGTGGGAGATAACGCTCCTCCCG